GTTTAAACAAGGGACATATAATACTCCATCATCTTTTAACATAGTGAGTGTATTCATAAACCACTCGTTGTTAATCATGTGTTCTCTAACTGATAAGTTAGTGAAGTAAGTTTGACTCCAATTTGAGAAGAATGGTGAGTCAATATAGGTGAGTTCTTTCATAAGTTATCCTGTGCAATATCCCACAGTTCGATATAACTTTTCAACCATAATCTCTGGTCTTCAGTTATTCTTTGTGTATACAAAATGTCATCTGCTGATTGTAACTCAAGAGAGTGCAATTTGCAGTAGTCACATAATACTTCTGTGAGTAAATCAAGTGTGTTCATTAATACTCCTCCTGAGCAATAAATGGGGTAATGTTATCAACTTCAACATTATATCCTACAACCTCAGCATTAACATGCTCACCTAATTCGTCATCATAATATGATAAATTAGAGTTCAAATATACCTGTATTTCTTCACATAAATGCACAGGATTTGGTGCATCATTGTCTTCACATACTATGCGAAATGTGTAGTTAATTGTTTTCATTTTGCACACCCATCTTCGTCAAGTTCTCTAACACTATTGATGTCCCACTCTGATACATACTCATCAATTACCTCGAAAGAGTTAATATCAGCATGTGCTAATTCTCTTGCTTCATCCTCATTTTGTGCATCAACTTCGATTGTGAAGTAGTTAATCTCTGCACATTCTATTAGAAATGATTTCATTTTACCTCCGTAATTTGTGAAAGTTTGTTAATAATAGAGTAGGAATCTTCGTACTCTTCCTTATTGAATTCGTACATTTGTTGCTCAATACAATATACAATAAGGTTGTATTCATTCTCAGTTAATGTTATATTATCAGGGGTAATATCCTCTGTAATAATAACAGGCATTGAGGGATACTTACTGACCATGATAACCTCTACCTTTAGTAAGATTTGTGCCTTTAGGTAATTTAATTACCACAGGTCTTTCATCACTAATTAAGAAGTAATACTTGATAATTGGTGATGGATTACATAACAATTCGTATGTAGATTGAGAGAGTTGGTTCATAATTAAGAAAGAAAAAATCGGGGCGAACATCCACATGGTATGCATGCGGTTGTTACACTCCGAGGTCAATTAGCAAATCTTTTAGATAAGTTTCTGCACAATCTTCAGCATCATAGATGTTATCAAATGTGCCGAGATCGAGTTGGTCACCGATTATGCAACCACTTGCATCATTGTAAATCATGGATCTAACTTCAAAACGGTCTCCACCGTAGTGATAGATTGCAAGGTTTGGATCTAAATCATTTTCTCTACGATATACATCAAAGATTGAGGTACGGACTCCTTGAGTCCACTCGAAACCTAAGAAGTCATCACATAGATTAAGTGATTGTGAAAAGAGAGTTTTTGTCATAAGATTGAAATCGTTAAACTTGAATAAATCGGTGGTCTTTCCTGACCACTCTTATATAATACACGAAAATACCCCCAAATGGGGGTATAGTGTGCAACTTATCCAACTGTCTACTATTCTTCTTCTGCTGCTGAGTCCCATGCGTCTGACATGAGATCCCAATCATAGTTCTCTGGTTCTGTGTCTGTTGTATCAAATTCAAGGAAATAATAGTCCAAATTAATACCATTTTTTGAGCATACTTCCATCACTTTCTTATATGCTTTTTTGGAAGTAAAGTCGATTGAGTGATACTCAGTTTCAACAGTAAATGCCATTTAGTTAATGCAATTTGGGTGAGTTAAGTGTTATCGTCATGGACTTTTATACCGATTGTTTGTTGTATAAACATTGCATCTTTGTAGATCTCCATGTATACTAATGGGGGATAATTAGGATCTACGTCAGCACAATGAAATGATTTTACAGGATGATATCTGTTATTAATATCATCAAATATGGTGACCTCTGAGTCTAACTCAGCATCACTTAATCCTTCAATGTGTTGACGTAATTCCCTGTAATTCATAGTGCTTAAGTAATACTTACTATCTATGAATTAGCAATGTAGTCATCAATAACCGCAAGCAATTCTGCTGAGGTTTGTGCATCTTCAAGGAGTGCAAATAGAGCAACTTCGGGATTAAATGCCATGATTAGATGTTTAATTAAGAGGGACAAATTAAGCAGTTTAAAGTCATACTTAAGGACTATAATTGGTTATCTTAAGTATAGATAACCACCTGCCCAGTCTGCTCGTTGAATACACTCATTAAATGAATTATCATCTAATAAGTTATACCTAACGTGACGTGCTGGTTTGTTATAACCTGCTGGTTTAAATACATCACCTGACTTAATGTCAACAAATGCATGTACACCACCTTTAACTTCAACAATTTTATAGTATTTGCGTCCTTCTTTGATATCGAAGTTAACGCAATCTGCTGTTGAGTTAGTATTATAATCCTGCTGCAATCTCTGTACTAATCTATGAGTTCTCTCATAAACTTTAGTAACAAATGGTGCTTTAGGCATGTAATACTCCTTATAAAATGTGTATGGAAGAGGTTCGATTTAAAGACTCTTTCCACCTGACCTATGCTAACTCGTTTACCGAGTCTAATTAAGATCAGGGATGGAGTCACCCTTGCCTTCCATACATGTATTATAGCAATAAAAAACCCCCTGTAAAGGGGGTGTGTGTCAGTTTGTTGACTGTCCTAGTTAAATGCTCTGTTGTATGAGGTTTTGATATAGTTAACAACAGTTGATGAATTCTCAACAACTAATTGATAACCTTTAACCAAATCCTTCCCTAATTCTTGTATCTCATACTCATGAATTGCCCATCTGATTTTAACATCTTCAAGGTAATCTGCACGAGATAGTTTAGGTGAATTAGGACGAACTTTAACAGGTTGTTCACCTTTTGCTTCCACTTTTTTGTTTAACTCATTCATAACAACTGTTGCTGTTTTGGGAGTATTTAGTGGAGTAACCTTTTTAGTGGGAGTATCAAGAACTTCTTGAATTTCCTTAATCACTTTATCAACTTGTGCAGTTGATTTGGTTGCTTTAGGTGAACTCTTACGAGTGCGAGTCTTACGAGGAGTTGTCTTCCTTGTTGATGACTTAGCAACTGGCATAAGTGCGTTAATTCGTGTGTACCTCCATATTATACATGAAAAAAGCACCCAATCAAGGGTGCTTGTGACAGTTCCTTAACAGGTTGTAATAATGATGTTAACTTGCCAAAAATGCGTCAACATTGTTATCACTAACTAAATCCTCACAAAATTCTCTAAAACTCTCGTCATCTGAACCATCATAATCATAAACTTCTTGAAGAACTTCGTTATCTGATTTATTCTCAAGACCGTCTAATATGATGTCAAATACTAACTGTTCTAAAGTTTTTGTGTCCATGTTGTTAACAACTCTTTCAGCGTATGCTTCAGTAATGTTATTAAACTCCTGACGAGATAGTTTAACAAGTTTGAGAACATTTTGTGATGCTGATGTCATGTCGTTAGAACTCATTCGATAGGTACTCATTTAATATACCACAGATCTGGACGTATGGTATTTATGTGTGCCACTAGGTATACTGTCACAGTAATTTACTTAAACTATCATTAGGTAATCTATCCTGTATTAAGTTACCATATTCTTCATGCAATTCACACCCTAAGTAATACCTACCTAACTCTTTTGCTACCATTGCAGTTGTACCACTACCCATAAATGGGTCAAGAATAATATCATTTTTCTCACTACCTGCAAGGATACAAGGTGTTATTAATTCAGGTGGAAATACAGCGAAGTGACTACCTTTATAGGGTTTATTTGTTACTTTCCATACACTACGTTTGTTTCTCTTATCATACACCATTTTGCGTGGTCTTGTTAAACCTGAGAACTGATTATCTGTGTCCTTAGTGTTATTCATGTTGATAGGTTTGTTACCACCCCAACGCTCACCTACTGCCTTCTCTTTAATACTTTCATGGTCATAATAATAGTTCTTATTCTTACTTAAGAGAAACAAATACTCATGTGATTTAGTACATCTATCCTTCACACTTTCTGGCATAGGATTAGGTTTGTGCCAAATTATATCCTGACGTAGATACCAACCATCAGATCTTAGTGCAAATGCTAACATCCAAGGGATGCCAATTAGATCCTTTTCTTTATATCCATCTAACTTATTTGCTCTCTTTGGTGTATACTCTGGTAGGTCTTGATTAGTCTTACTAACTGTTTGTTTAGGATACGATTTACCTGGTCTATAGTTATAATAACTATCACCAATATTCACCCATAATGTACCATCATCAGTTAGACAATCTCTTACTTTTCTAAACACATCTACAAGAGATTGTATATACTCTTCAGGTGTATCTTCCTGTCCTATTTGTTTACTTTCACCTCCATAATCTCTTAGACCATAATAAGGTGGTGATGTAATACAACACCTTGCTTTATCAATAAATGCTGTAAGTGTCTCCCTACAGTCACCAAATAGTATGGTATCTTTCATGTGTTTAGTACAACAATTAAACGGATAATCATGCCAATGAATAACAAATAGTATGTCCACATTATAGTCATACCTATCTTATTATGACGTGAACCTCTGACGTATGGATGTACATTAAGGGACGTACTATTCCATCCATCTTGCATATATTCTTTAGGATTGATTTTACGAGACATAAGATTTAGGGGGAATTCCTTCTATAAAAATATATGATACCACAGATTGCAGTCTTTTGGCAATTCTCTCACCATATTTACCTGCTATTGGTACACATATTTGACCAAAAGATTTGGTGTATAATTGATACTTACCTGCTGGTATTTTACCCTCTTCCATTAACTTTCTATCATCATTATGTACTCTAATTACTCTACCTATTGTCTGTGCCATTTCAATAGTAGGTAGATTTCTAAGCATAACTGAATGAGTTAAACCTGGAACATTTATACCCTCTGATAGTATAGAATAGTGGAAGATTATAAACTTCTTATTGTTATCTTTGCCCCATTTTGTAAGTGTTTCAAAGAACTCTTCCCTACCAACTTTCTTACCATTAATGATAGCACCATGCTTAGATGTTATGTGCATAATGTTATATTGCTCTGAATATAACCATGACCTAATATCAGTATGTGTAAGCATATTCCATAGAATTCTTGTTGTTGGTGCTGATACAAGTATCTTAGGTGCTTGACATTTAATGCTATTAATTATATCCTTTAAGTTATCACAATCTACCTCATGTGCGTTCTGTTTAGTTCTCTCTCTATCTGTAGGGAATGGTATTACTTTAGGTGGTAATATTGTACCACTGTTTATCAACTCCCATGCTTCAGTTTGCTCTAATACATTACCATATACTTGAGCATTATTCATACCACGTTCTGCACTAACATTATTCTTAGATCTTGCAACTCTTGGAGTAGCAGTAAAGAAATAACGTGAGATACCAGATGCAGCAACCCTCTTTATCTGTTGAAAGAAGTTCTTACCAGTACCATTATGTGCTTCATCAAAATACATTCTATCAATATTAATATCACTATCTAACACTCTGTGTAGAGAATGATAGGTAGTAAATATTAACTTATGACCAATAGTATTATTGTGATATACACTTAACTCATGTGAATTAGTGGTACTAAAGTGATGAGTTTCACCACTATGTACATGTAATATCTTAACATTTTTAACAGTAGATTCAAACTCACTAGATAACTGATTAGCAAGTAAGATACGAGGTGCTACTATAACAAATGTCTTGTAATTGCCTTCGGTTTGTGATACTATTCTATCACAATCAGCAATCATAATGAATGTTTTGCCACCACCAGTAGGTATAATAATCTGACCAGACTTCTCTGTGGTCATCTTATCGTATGCCCTTAACTGGTGTGGTCTCAATGTGTCTTTCAAAAGGCATCATTCTCAACTGATTACATCATAACATGAAAAAACCACCCCAGTGGGGTGGTTGTGACAGAAGATTAATTGTCTACCTTAAAAGATCTGAACATACCCTCCTACAACTTGTTTGTGAACTATCATCACAATCTATTAAACATTCAAAGTAATCGTCCATCAATTCGTCTGTATAAGAATACATTAGCGAATTGTCTTGATGTTTAGTATATGCTAATTGATTATGTGATATTAAACTGTTTGACATACTTAACCTCCTGTTTGTTAACTTAGACTCATAATATAGAGGAGTTTTCAGTGCATCTTGTTGCCTCTAATTCTCCCAACTATTTATTACTATATCAACACATTTATAATTGTTAGTTACAAAAATAAATGCCTACTCCTTCTATGACATCCAGAGACCACGAATAGCATTTAGACCATACTGATCCTCAGCACGATTTAGTGCCTCTTCTTCACTCATACAGTCCTCAATTAGAACCTCTTTGTTGTAACCATTGTCTCTTTCTAATAAGACTGACCAGTTACTACCAGTTTGAAATAAATTAAATAACATTTTTAACTCCATTAGGATTACGTCCCCTTCGATATATCTCCCAATTAGGATCTGTACCGTCAGGTGTTATATAAAACTTAACTCCTAAGTCATAGTTACAAACATACCATTGTAATCGTCTGTCGTTAATGTATACCCAAGGGCAACCCTCCAAACGATCTCTTAGGAATTGTCTTGCCCATTGTGACTTAGGAACTAATTTTATACGTTCTGCTGTCATTATATTGAATCAATAATGTCAGCAATTACATCATTTTCTGAACCTAAGAAATCAGATACCCAAGTATCTTCTTTCTCCTGATAATGGTCATGTTGTGTATCATAAAATGATTTGTCATTAGGATCAAACTTAGTAGACCATAATGGTTCCTTAAATGTCATAACCAAAACCTCCATTGGTTGCTTGTCGTGCTGATTCAATATCTTCCCTTGCTTTACGAAGAGATTTCTTGAGATGGTGTATCTCTTCCTCTTTGTAAAGAAATGGATCTTTTTCACTCGCTTTGAGTGCTTTTTTGATTAAGTCAACTTGTGACTCAGGTGAGAAGAATTGTCTCATGGTCTTAATATATCATGGATTTGGTAGTTTGCATGCTTTAGCGGACGCTTTGTCATCTGGCACAACCCAGAAGTTCCCTGATAGCGTCACTCTTTCATGGTCACTATTGTTGGGTGTGACGTAGTGAGGATAGAATGATGGGAATATAACTAAACTCCCTTGTCTTATCTTAGGTTCAATAGCAAATCCTGTAGGTAAATTAAATACATCTACAAGACCGCATGATTTATATAATGAATGAGAATTATTATAGAACTTAAAGTTACTCTTTTCTCCAGGAGTTAGAGTATGAAAGTATACCATGCTTAAGTTACATTGAGGAACTGCATGATCGTGATACTCTTGATGATCTCCTCTGTGATACTTATTAACCCATGCCTCTTGAGGTATGATTTCAATATCACATAATGGTTGTAACTCATCCATGAACTCATCAACTTGAGGTCTTAAACACTCCAACCATTGTGTCCAAGGTGCTGACCCATTATTAGCATGTTGGAATGATGTTTGTACATTACAATTCCATCCAACTGCATCACTAAAGTTATCATCATTAGAAATGAAAGGTTTAAATAACTCTTCAATTCTTTTTTGATATTCTTCATTCACATCTCCCACATAATACCATGCAGGAGCGAACATTTCAACACTCATTGTGATAAACCTGTTTTTTTAATGATTTCTGATAATTGTGACATGACCTGTTGGTATGCCTCTACAGATAAAACTTTATCTTTTTTTGCTTTAATTTCTAACTCTTTAATATAACATAGCATGGCATCTTTCAAGACCTGTTTTTCAGGATCATCAAGTAATATACATGCTGGAAGTTCTATGTTCATCTCCTCAATGATGGTAAGTATTCTAATACATGTTGACGAACTGCCATAAGTTCATTATAGCATTTCTGATTGTGTGCACAACCTCGCAAATGATGATCCGCCTTATGTACACTTTCAATGTAAAGATCTAACCCCCGATTCCATTTAGCATCAGGAGTTTCATCTTCTCTAATTGTATTTTGGTCTTTCATTTATGACTGAGTTGTGTAGTCGATTTCAACACCATCAGCACTACCGTCATCAAATTCAATATCATCATAGTCATCATCATCCTCAAATATAGATTGAGGTAATGGTTTGATTGTTGGATCTAACTTAAGTTGTGCCATAGTATTCCTCATTTTGGTACTTTTTCTTGTTAGTTTTAGATCTATATTTGTCTGAAGAATCTTCTCGAAATTCAGATCTATTTAAACCTCGTTGACGCTTATCTCGGAGTGATTTACCTGGTGAGGAATATCCTCGTTCAGCACCACCTCTTCTAAATGTCTTTCCCATTGTTAGTTGTTTGAAACAATAAACGACTATGTAATTTTATGTATGTTATTAATCACTACTACGATAGATTGTATCTGTAGTGTTTGCTACCCTTTTAATAAGTTCTTCAGATTGAACTTGAGGTTGCTGTCTATTAACAACATTAATTTCTTCAAAACAAAACCCACACCCTGCTAAAAAATCTCCAACATGCTCAACAGCATCTTGAATGTATACAGAATTAAAATGTTTGGTTGTTGTTACTCCATCTTCATCTATGGATTGTAAGTAAAAGGATGGCATTATATTTGCTCAATTACCCTATGAGTATAACACATTATTTTTGTATTGTCTATCCTATGTGACACTTTGGATCGTGCACATAGTTGAAGTTGATAACCATCCTAAACGGTTGATCGGTACATGTTGTGCCTGTATGCTTCATTCTATTATCAAATACTACAAATCTATTCTGTACTGACTCAACTATTGTACCATCCTCAAATTTAGTATATCCATTATTAGTATTCAAATAGAATACTGCTGTCTTAATATAATCTAAGTGTACACCATCCTGTATGTCATTATGAAATCCATGCTCTATTATATTCTCCGTAGGCATGTTAAGATTTGCTTTAATTTTAATTAGTGCTACTGGTTGTATCTTCTGAAAGAATGGAAACAATAGTTCTAGGGTATCCATTGATAAGAAATGTCTTTCATAGAATACATGTGCTAATTGTCTATTATTAATACGATTGTCTGTGGTGTCATCAACAACCTTAGTCATATTCCATTTAAAATCATACCCTTTCATGTATGAGAATAGTTTCTGGAATATCTCATCAGGTAAGAAGTTATCGTATATCTTCATTTCTTCAGTAATAATATATAAAGACCATTCCACCATGAAGAATCATCTTCTGGTTTGTTAGTTAATAGTTTACGTTCAAAGATTACATTAAGTTTCATAATACGAATGAACTCATCTACAGACTCAATAACATTAGGCATATTAGCATCATCAATGATAAGAATAAACTCATCTTTACAGAACTGGTAAACATGTTTAAGATTAATATATTGTGCTTGAGGATCGTGATCTGCATCATAGAATATAACATTAACTTCCTCTGGTAATGCTATGTTCTGTATATCCTCCTCAATTAATTTATAATCATATCTCTTATCAGGATACCAAGGTGGTTCCAATAATACTGCTTTAGGGTTCTGATACCCTTTAAAGTTTAAATCATCCCTGTTAGGATATGTTGGTTGTTTATAGTTATCAACTGCATATCCCTTAACATTATTATTCTGTAATGCTGAATAGAATGTACCACCAGCATAACATCCAAGTTCTAAGTATACTGTATCAGATAATGAACAGATATTATTTAAGAAGTGTTTAGTTATATTTGATGTAAGTGATTCTATTGCAACTCCTGTATAGTTACTATCTAATCTCTCTGCCTTGTCTATTGACTCTAATATATGAGGTATTTTAGGATTAACTTCTATATCACCTTTACCATGTTTGTATACTGTATCACAGTAATTACACTTCCAACAGTTAAACTTACATGTCTTTATCTTATCTCTCCATACATCAATAGGTCTCTCTTTAATATCAACAACATCAATATATTCTCTGAAATCAGAGAACAAATACTCTTCATTATTTGCCCATCTATCAATAATATCCATAGTCTCTTTAAGACGTAATGGTGCTTCTCTTCCATGCATTTTAAATACATCAATTACATCTAAGAACTCAATCCAATCTTCTTTCCAAGGTGGTAGATTTGCTGCCTTAAGTGATGCTGCCCCATCAAGTGCATCCCATTTACTACAACTAACTCTGCTAATCCTACTGTTAAAGTATTGAGGATCATCAGCATCTCTAGTATTATTATAGTGATAATGTTCTGGCATGATAGGACAATTACCCCAACAACCCTCATTAGTTAATAATGATAGTTTAATGGGATATCCCTGTTCAGCACAGTATTCTTTCGCCTCTTTGATTTCATTTAATCTATCCCTATCTCTCATCAAGTCTCTATCTAGGTTTATATAATGGAAACCTGCTCTTGCAAGTTCAACTATCTCATTAGGTCTAGTAACTTCTCTTAGTATAGTATTCTTAATGTATAATTCAGGATATTGTTTCTGTATCTCTCCAGTTAATACCCATGATGTATGAGGTAGAGTAACAATCTTAATGCCAGCATTATATAATGATTCAAAGTTATGAATCCATGTTTCTAAATTCTTTTGATCTGGTCTAACATATAGATTATTAAATGTTGCTGATAATGGTATACCTGATTCATTAGATAACCATAATGCCATCTCAATGACTTGGAACTCCATGTCTTGAGTATAAAATACGTCACCCATTGCATCCTGTGTAAAGGGTGGCATCCTTGTAGTAAAATATAAATCATATATTAGATCCTTATTTCTTATTAAGAACTGTAGATACTCATTCTTAATAAAATCTGGATCTAATTTAGGATTAATAGGAACTGAAAATATTTTATTCTTCAACTGCATCACTAATCATCTTGCGTGATGGCATACCCTCTTCCAATAAACTAATCTCTTGTTCTGCTTTTAGTCTCATTCTTTCCATACCTGATTTAATACTACCAGCATACTTTAATGCTATATCAATAGTTTTAGATTGATCTTCTTCAGGCATCATCAAGATAGAATCTATATTACCAACATTAATAGTACCATAACCAATAAGATCAACAGCAGATTGCTTTGCCATTCTTGCAACCCAATACTTATGTTCTTCTTCCTTATCTAATACCATATATGATGCAACTTCCTGTTCATCATCACATTGTTCTTTAATCCAATCTAAAAAGTATCTCAATTCCATTTCAGATTGAGTCAATCGTTTAACATATTCCTTTCTATCAATTTGCTTATCGTTTAACTCAACATATAATAATCTTGCATCAAAATCAGTTTTACCTGGTATATCTCCCTCTTTAAATCCTAACTTCTCTAACTCATGTACTTTCTTATCTATCTCAATATCTGCACGTTGTATCTCAATGTGCATCTTATTGATGCCATGATTTCTTGTTGCTACTTCTAATAATGCTTGTCTTACTGCTCTATACTTAGTAGCATGTGATCCTGCTACAAAGTTAGTACATTGAAATTCTGTTTGAGGAAATGGAGTTACATTGGCGTTCTTTCTAATGAAAGTATCAAATTCATCAAAGGAAACTTGGGGTGACCCGTCCTGCATTGTATGTTCGTTTTCCATCTGAGTCATATTTAGATAATGCTAATGCTTGAGTTCTTGGTAACTCGTCACCAAGATAGTCCTCATATATTATATTGATATCTTCCATTGTACTGCAATTATCAATAGATGTCAATAAGGCACTGTTATATGTAGCATGTGAATCACCAAGTTTACTGATACCATACTCAACTAATTTCTTAGCAACTTTCTTCATTAATGATACACATGTTGCTCTATCTTCATCACTAATTTCCCTTTTAATCTTTTGTGAGTTACCATTACCATCATCAGTCCACTCACTTGTATGTGTTCTTACTTCACCCCATAATGATGAACCTGATATTGCTTCATCCTCAGATATCTTATCTAAAGTCCATCCATTCATATACTCATCTATAGTTGACTGTGTTACCCCACAGATAGCATATTTAATCTTATTACTAACATACATTAATCTATGTCCTCTTACCTCAACAGGTAGATCTTCAACATCATGTATGAAGAATATTAAATTGGGATCGTATAATGCCATTAGTATGAGGGGGGTGTAATTCCGTAAGAAGAGTTATTAAATGAGAAAGCAGAAGCATTGCCAGCACTGGACATTCCATTGTGTCCTTTAGGTTCCATACCTCCACCACCTGAACTATATGTATCACTTGTAGTAGAGAACTTGTATGAATTATTATTCTGTGAACCGTTATAATGTCCTAAACAATATCCTTTAAAGTTACCTTGCTGATAATTCTCTTCACCTGAGTTCTGTACGTTGAATGTAGATATATTAGCACCAGTATCATCATTACATTTTGCTAAACCCGTAACACAGTTACCACCCGTCTTCATATAGAAATGACCCATCCAACTACCACATGCTTTACCCCATCCGTCAGTTCCTGGTGAATTACTCCATGTTGACCATGACTCATTTGCCCATGTCATATATTGAGCAGTACCACCTGTCTTCATGTATCCTCTTAATCTTCCTTGTGTCCCTGCTGTATAGTCACCACCACTACCAAATCCATTAGTAGTAGCATTAGAATCATTCTTCATATTAGTTCTATCAGTGGTGCTATTACCACCTCCACTAATATAGATATGAGCACCCATGTAATGATAATCAATCATACATCCCATGTCATTCCTACTAACATTCATTCCAGATTGATTACCTCTGTTTGATTCATTGCTCATTTGCATTGACCAAACTCTGTTAGACCATCCAGAGAATGAATTATCAGTACCATAGCAATACATGTGAAGATCACTAAATGCACCATCAATATATGATCCAGCATCATTCATCTTGTCACCAAGATTAGTTGATGTATCATTACTATGTTGTGTCCTATTTACATTTCTCCAAGGAGAACCATTTTTATATCCTCCAGCAACGAACCCATGCGTACATATCCTTGATCTCTCCCAAGGTGTAGCAGTAGGTCCATGTTCACTACCTTGTGATCTACTATGCTGTGATCTACCAGAGGTTACAAATGGTCCTTGTGCAGTAGCACTTGCCGTTAGTCCTGACATTCAAGTTCCCTCCTTATGTGTAGAAGTTCTGGTTAGCATAAATTCGGAAGTCATTATTACCGATCTTCATTATAGTATATGTGTATACATCAACAGAGTTAGTATGTCCTGAGTTAGGAGTACCAAATCCACCTAACCATTTTGGTGTCTTACCACTACCATCTATTTGCCATCCATTATTATAATATGCTGTACTACCTTGCTGAACATATAGTACAAATGTAAGAGACTGATCTGTACTCATTTCACTATTCAATGTAACTGAAGAACTACCTCTAAAGTTCACTGTCCAGTTACCACCAGCATTACCAGTATAATGATATATTTGTGAAGTCTGAAAATCTAAATTAATAGTTCCTGATAAAGCACTACTTGAGTTTACTATTGTCTCTTTACCTCCACCACCTCCTGCTGGTGCTGCCCACGCTAAAACTCCAGCACCATTTGTGGTAAGCACATCATTGGCATTACCTTGTACATTTGGATAGGTATTAGTTCCTGCAATGAGACTGGTGCTTACTGTTGCAGTACCTACTGTAAGTGCTGACATTTATTCTATACTATTTCTCTCAGTTATTTATATAATCAATGTGAAGAACCCATACGTTATTAAACATGCACACAATCCTCCTAATACTTTATAATATTTCTTGATAGGTGTACCGAAATACTGTTGACCAATCATTAAACACTTATGTGCTGGTGATAATAGATAACCAGAATACTCTGTAGTTAAGAACCATACAAGATATTGTGGTCCAAATATAGCAACTAACGCTGAAGTCATACCAGCATACTTACCACTACTACCCATAATATATGCTGCTACTGCTGCTACAATACTAACAGGTATAATCATAGTAGTATCTGCACTCTTAAGATACTCCATCACTGGTGCATGTATCTGTTTAACTACACCACCTAATGCCAATACTACTGTTGCAATGATAGCAAACTTACCATCCAAATATTTACCCCACTTCCAATCTTTACATATAATACTATAATAACATGCCATAGCAGCAAACCAAGGGAAGAAGAATATAGCACCTGCTTTACCTACACATAATAAGAACCATAGTGTAGCAATAAATGGTGCCCATCCTCTTAATGCTCTCTTCCAATTAAAATCACTAATATTACTCATGTCAGGAACAACACTTTGAGGATCTACCTTAGTAAAAATATACCACCATGTATATGCTAAACATATACACAATGGTACAATAGTATATCCTAAAAATGTAGTATAACTTATACCCATGACTGCCATAGGTAGTGCCACAGTCTTTTCAAGTGGACTCCACCAATAGTAATGATGAGTAGAAAGATAATCAATTATACCAAACTCACTTCTCTTTCTCTTATTTTCTGGTGCTATAGCATCTAATAATGGTGCTGATAGTGCTACTCTACCAGGTATAGGTAGGACTCCACCAAATATAGATGTAATGATTATCATCACACGATTATCCTTTACATATCTCTTTGCTAATGAATATACATCATCCAATACATGATATTGACGAATAAATCCACCCAATATCATAATACCAAAAATGTAACCCATGTATAGTTCATTCTTAAGGATCGCTGATAACATAGTTTAAATTTAATACCATTCTATATGTCTGATCGCTGCATGATACAGACGTATGCTTTATATAGTTTGGAAATGTAACCAATCTATTTGCAACACTGTGTATTTTAACACCATCCTCAAATTCTGTCCACCCATTATTAGTATTCATATAAAATATGGACACCATAACTGTTGGATTTGTAGTATTTGTTATATCAACATGTAGATTATGTTTTAATTGAGTATCATGTTGTAGAGTAATATTTCCTTTAATTCTCAACACAGCAAGAGGATCTATCTTCTTGACTAAAGGAAATAATATATTACACCCATCCATTGCCATATTATTTTCATAAAAGTAATGAACGAATTGCATATTACGCAACTTATTACCTTCATGCTCTTCTGCATCAATACTTGATGGATACCAAGGGAATGATGGCATGAGTAACTCATTAGATAATGTATTAAATGTACCAGTATCTAAAAAGTTATCAGTAATTTTATAATAGTCTTGCACCTGCTCCCTCTTGAGTCTTATCTATAACAACTATATACATACCATTCCACCAATCATTAGCATCTTCTAATTCTTTTGTTAGTAACTTCCTTTCAAATACTACAGTCTTATCTTTTAAAAACTTCTCAGTAGTTTCAATCACACCTTCAAAGTTAGCATCATCAACAATTAAAACATAACTATCTGCTGCTTGACTATGAATCTTCTCTAAGTTAGTGACCATCCTTGAGTCTTGATTATCAGCATCATAGAATACTACATTAGGTGGGAACTGAGGATTATACTCTACTTCATGTATAGGTCTAACTGATAATCCAACTGAATTATCCTCACTCATCCATTTCTCTGTATTATCAACAAATGTTTGTATAGGATTCTCTACCTCAAACTGTGAATGTAAATCTTTACGTCTTGGTTTAACTACACCTGCTGAGTAATCATCAATAGCATATGCTCTGACATCTTTATTACCCATTAATGCTGCAAACAATGTGCTACCCATATAACATCCAGCATCAACATATACTGTACCAGGTACACTACACATATTATTAAGGAAGTGTCTAACTTTAGATGATGATAACCCTAAGACATCATACCCTTCAGGTTTGAAATTAGAATTATTATCAACAGCACCATCTATTGCCTTGATAACTCTGTCTATAAGTGGATTCAAAACTCTCTTCTCCTTCTTCATGGATGATTCTACCACAGACTCACAGTAATTGCAATCCCAACAATCGAACTTGCATGTCTTGATTTTGTCTCGCCATATATTTATAGGTGCATCCTTAAGATGTAAATCCTTAAAGAATGGATCAAAATCATTATATAATAATTCCTCATCTGCATCCCACTTAGCAATAATATCCATTGATTCTTTCATTCTTATGGCATTATCTCTACCATGAAATTTGAATACATCAATACCTAAGTCAAAGAACTCTTCCCAATCTGCTTTCCAAGGTGGTAAGTTAGATCCCTTAAGTGCACTAGCAGGATCATATACATCCCAACGACTACATGATACTCTACTAATTTCACTATAAAAGAACTGAGGATCTCTTCCTTCTCTTGTTGCATTAATATGATAATGCTCTGGCATAATAGGACAACCACCCCAACATCCCTCATTAACTAATAATGAGATCTTAATTGGTTTACCTTTATCTGCACAATATTCCTTTGCTTTTTTAATACGCAACAATAGTTCTTTGTCACGCATTAGATCACGATCTAAATTGACATAATGAAACCCAGACGTAGCAAGAGATACTATCTCATTAGGTCTTGCAACCTCTCTAAGTATAGTATTCTTAATGTACAGTTCTGGGAACTCTTTTTGTATTTGTCCTGTAGATACCCATGAAGTATGAGGTAACGTAACAGTCTTTACACCAATATTATATAATGGTTTAAAATTCTCAATCCAAATATCTAAATTCTTCTGGTCAGGTCTTACCCATAGACTATTAAATGTTGCTGACAATGGTATGCCAGTCTCTTGCATTATATAAAATGAATTCTTAGCAGCATCCTTCGCATCACTTTCTGTACGAAAGGTGTCACCCATTGCATCATTCATAAATGGTGGCATACGACAAGTAAAATACAAGTCGTATATTAAATGCTTATGCTTTTTTAGAAATGGAATCAGTGATTCTTCTATCAACTCTGGAGGAAGTTTCGGGTTGATCGGAAGACTGAAGATTCCTTTCTTTTCTATCTGCGAGGTTACTGGTTGCATAATCACTTAAAACACCTGCGGTGTCAAACATTTGTGGTGGTTGATCTTTCAACATTCTATCAACTTTATCTTCTGCTGCTTCTTTAATTTTACCAACAGATTTATTCATTGCTGTAGAATATGTCATAGCGAGATCAGTCACTGCTGCTTGATCTTCGGGATTCATCATCAACATACTATCTAGGTTACCTGCCTGAATACGTCCTGTAGTAAGAAGATCCGTTGCGGATTGTTTTGCCATACGAGCAATCCAATACTTATGCTCTTCTTCTTCCTGAAGATTTTTATCAGAAAGATACTTAGTAACCTCACTTGCAGGTAGATCACCTACCTTTTCTTTGATGATACTTAATATACCTGATAGTTCTGATTGACATTGACGTATTTTATTCTTCCAACTCTGTAAGTCAAGATATAATAGTTCTAATTCATATTTCTTATCTTCTTTCCAATACTCATCCTTCTCTTCATTCATTTCTGCTTCTACACGTTTGCAATCATTAATAGATCTTTTATACTGTATAATTACTCGTTGTAATGATTGATAACGTGACTGTACTTCCATACATGCCTGTCTAATCTGACGGTATGGTGTGACTTGTGAATTAACTACGAACCATCTATTCTGAAACTCAGTCTGTTCAAAGAAAGCAGTATCAGTCCAGTCTATTATACCTCTATCAAAATCATCAACACCTTTCCAATCCAATGATGGATCAGAAAAGGAGTCGAGATCCTCCATAATATTATCGATTGTATATCTGGGGTCTTTAGAAACGTATTCCGTACTTAAAGGGTTTTTCTCGTTCGACGAGTCCTGTTTCTTCATTACGAATTCCTCTTCCTGTGTCTAATGTTTGTTGGTCAGTCATTTGCTCACCATAGTAATCTTCAAGGAAGATGTTAATCTCTGCAACAGTCGTACATGCTTTAACTGCACGAACTACTTTCTGTTCTGCAACAGCGAGATCAAATAACTTTTCTTTCCAAGTAGCGTGTGATGTTACTATTTTAGTAGCAAACTCCTTGATTGTCAATCCCCTTAATTCTGCCAATCGATTAATTAACTTAGGTTCAAACTTATCGTCATCTAAAAATGCTTTAGACTCTGCAAGTTGATCAGGGAAGACTGCCTGTTCAAGGTAAGAGTATTTAGTCTTTAATACGTTGAGTCTTTTCTCAAAAATTTCTTGTGTCTTTAGGGTTATTACGTCCTGCATAAATGGTACGACATACTTACCAAATATACTTTTATCTTCTATCTCTACCTTTTCTTTTAAAGTAGTTCCTTCATCATTAACACCATATTCAGATCTCTTAAATCTTGTCTCACCCCAATACCTTGCCCCAAGATCTGCTTCCTTATAGGTATAACGAAGATGTGTAATATCATTAGGAATATAGTCCCAGAACTCATCATCCAGCACATAATATTCTATCCCCATGTTGCCACCAAGAAGAGTACCCCATGTGTCTACTTGAGGAAATTTCTCTACATCCAAGACTATCACATCAGAATATCCTGGATTCTCTCTGGTATTAGGACTTGTTAAAACGCTAGACATTATTAGTAGTTCGGAATGTTAGTACCATAATCATATGATGCTGCCTGTGATGTTACAGAACTTGCAGATGCACAGTGAGCAGATGACATACCACCATGACCTTTCGGTTCAGTAGTTCCACCCAAGTTATTGTATTGGTCAGTATTATAGTTCACCTTGTAAGTGTTATTGTTCTGTGAACCATTATAGTTACCTAACATATAACCTTTTCTCATACCCATCTGATAATTCTCCTCTCCAGTCCTACCAAAGTCAAGACCTCTTGTTGAAATACCAGTAGTATCATCATTTTTCTGCATACCGTTCTGGTTGTTATTACCAGTACCAACATACATGTGACCTATCATAGTAGACATGATCTTCTTCCAACCATCTCCACCAGGAGCATGTGCCCAAGAACACCAAGTCTCTGTATTCCACCAGAAACCTTGTCTTGACCATGTATCTCCTCTCTTCTTCCATCCTTTCAATCTACCATGACCACCCCAAGTTGGGTCATCACCACCATCATAGTGATCGGGTGGGAATCCTGAAGTTCTCATAACCTCAGTCTTCAGGTTCATAACATCAGTTCTTGAGTTACCACCACCATATAGATATGAATTACCACCAGCAAATACATGGTCTTGGAATGAACCCATAGAGTTCCTATTCACTGTCATATCCCATGAACCTTGGTGTGTTCTACCAGATTCAGTTGCCATATTATAGGCAGAAGTATAGTTAGATGATGCTCTGAAACTGTTGTCAAATGAATGACAGAAGTGTGTAATATCATTCCATGATCCAGAGAAATATCCTCCAGATCTATCAATGATATCACCAATATTTGTTGTTACGTCAGTAGAGTGAACAGTTCTGTTTACAGTTCTCCATGAAGAAGAGTTCTTATATCCTCCAGCAACATAACCATGTGTCCAGATTCTTGCACTTGACCAATCATTATCACCAGCATCAAATGCCCAATATGTATTAGTACCATCTGATTTTAGTGTAGCACCAACAGAATAATCTGTGCTATATCTATCAGCAGACTGATCGGGCATACCTCCCCCACCTGAACCTGCAATCGGTCCCCATTCAACTACGTTTGTACTTGCATTAAGTGAGTAACCTTCAAAGGTTCTATCTGTACTATTGTATCTGAATAGACCTTCTACTGCGGTTGCTGGTCTTTGGGCGGTTGTACCTACAGGTACTTTGACTGCATCAGTAGCATTAATATCTAAACCATAAGACGGAGATGAATCGTTAATACCTATACGATTGTTACCTGCATCAATATAAAGTGTTCCAGAGTCAAAACTAAAGTTGCCACTAGATTCCAAGTCAATTCGAGCAGTTCCACCACCACCTGCTAGAGATACAATTTTATCGACATTTAACTGTGACATGTTTTAATTCTATCCTTCGTATTATTTATAGTCTTACCTAACCCAGATTTCTGCTCTGATAGTTCTATTCACACCTGTAGTGTTTTGACAACACCAAATGTGGTCACCAGCAGAGGAATTTGCCCTATCAACGGCAATACCACCAGAAACGTCGTTAGATCCTTGGTCACCTTCATTGTTCCAACCAAATCCCCAACGTACTCGGTTACTACCATTACCAGTATAGTTAAAACCATACCATTGGTATCCACCCTGAGATGAGAATCCAGATCCTTGGAACATACTTTCTCCACGAGGATTACCAGATAATTGTCCATTACTCTGGAATCTACTAAGACAAGTAGAACTTTGTCCTGTTACATACCAACTCCATCCATTACCATATCCTCCTGCTTGTCCTCCATTATTGAGGTCAGGGAAGATTGCCATGAAATTTTCTGCTTCAAAGTAATTGAATACATCATACTTTGCATCAGCATCATTTCTTGACATATCAGTCTCATTATATGTATTAGTTGATGTCCAATAATTTGTATCATAATCAAATCTACTACCACGTGTACACTTCCATGCTAACATCCAACCTCCACCTTGGAAACCTGGATCTAATGCACAGTAAGTTTGTTTAACACCAATAGAGGGTAAGTTAATATAATATGCACCATTAGTAGTATTACCAGAGTCACGTAGTTGTTTTGCTGAAGTAGCAGGATTTGCTTCTGATCCTAATGGTTGTGTATTTTGTCCAAATCCTGCAGGTTTACTAAAACCTTCAAGAATATTAATCCATCCTGAACCATTATAACATTCTAAGTAGTTAGTTTCAATATTTACCCTTATCATTCCTGCTTGAGGACTTGACGGGCGTTGTGCTGTTGTCCCGTATGGTACAGAAAATGCAGATTGATTATGCATATCATAAGTACCAGCAACAATTATATTGTTACTCGAATCCATCTCAACTGTAAAGTTGTTATCAGATCCTGCTTCTATTTGATTGACGACAAGTTTACTCATAGTTAGTGATAGAAAAACAACCAATACATGTGATTTTGACCACCAGGATTATTAATACCCCATGATCCAGACCAGTTTGGTTCTGGGAAATTTTGTTCAGAGTAGTTATTATTAGTATTACCTACCCAAGCATGGTGCTCAACGTTACATCCATTAGATGAACATCCAAGAGCATTAATCATACTGAAAGTATAGTTTTCACAATTAGCGGGTGATAAATGCCAGACATTATTAGGATCTAACTCACCACGAGAAGATGGTCTATATCTATTGTCTGAGGCACTTGCACTTCCTTTTAAGAAGGTCATGCCACCTATTTCAGTACCACCAATATTACCATGATTTGCTAAACTAATATGAGATTCAAACATGTTTTTCATGTTACCACCTCTATTAGTAAAGCACCCATTTATGTATGCTACTTCAGTAGATTGATCGTATGGTGTACCAGAAGTAGACCACCCTTGCATAATCAATACATCATTAGCACCATTCCATGCATGATAGTGTCTGGACTTCCAATCAGTTTGCATCCAACTGTTTATTGATCCAAATGTAGTTGTATTAGACCAGTTACCATACCAACTATCACTACCACCAGTATAAGTTCCGTGATTAGTATCATCTGCTATTGATGCTACTCCTACCCAATACTTACTATTAGTATCCTTGAAAACATATGCCTGTTCTGCTCCTCCACCATCTAAATTAATATAAAATATTCCATTACCTGGGTTTGCAGATGCAATATTCGCCATTGTTGTAAATGGAGATCCTGCTGATCCATCTTCAGATCCAAATTCTTTCCAAGTACTACCTGTATATACTTCTACCGAAAGAGTACTAGTGTTCCACCTCATGTATCCTGCTTGAGGACTACCTGGACGTTGACCTGTTGTTCCTGATGGTAGTCTAACAGCACCATACCCATCATGGTAAACATTGCCGTTAACCTGGAGTGTATGACCAGAATTAACAGTTACTTGTCCAATTGTTTGAGCAATCCCACCAAGACCACTTACGACAATTTTACTCATGAGATGAATACTTTTCTTTTATTTATTTAACCCAGAGATATCCGTTAGAAGCACCTAAACTATCTTCACGGAAACCGCAGTTATTACCTGACTCTGGATGCCGACCCCAAGCAAAATATGTACCACCTGAAGTATGGTGGTCACCAAATCCTCTCGTACCAGTGTTCGGACCTCTATCGCTGATACCACCTTCATAAGTAAGTGTTATCCTTGTTCTTTCATTCTGATTAGATGCACTACTTAGTAGGTCAACAGTAGCATTACTATCAATAAATACATTCTTATTAAATCCTGTTGCTTCCATCCAGTATCGTGTAGATCCAGTATAAGTTGATTCACCAACTAAAGCATTAATCCAACTATCTGACATTTTAGTAGTTGAACTATTAGTAAGTGTTGGACCTTGAGTACCAGTGATACGGACACCTCCTTGATTCATGTGATCTTGACATGTTGCAGTACGAACTGTTGCAACAAGAACCCATCCACCACTATTTCTTGAATTATCAACATACATTTGATATGCACCAGAATTTCCTGGACTAATCCAGTAAGTACCAGATGGTTGTCCAGATTCTAATATTTCCATACCAGACTTAGCAGCAGCACCCTGACTGGCACCAGGTAATGTTCCTGTAGGATATCCAGTTCCATCCTGCCAAACACCATTATATACCATCTCCAGTTTATCTGTAGATGTATTAAATCTTAACTGTCCAATCTGAGGTTGTCTTCTCTTACCGTAACTTATCTCTCTATTTCTAAAATCTAATGGTGCACCATTTGGTAATGGAAGATAACTTTGTCCTGTAATTACAAGACTACTATCACCTTTAAACGCAAGATCAGTATCTTCTGGTACTGTTACAGTAAAATTAGGTGATAAACCTTCAATAAGTCCAACGTTAATCTTACCTGCTGCCATTATCTAATACTCCATGATGCTCCGTTTTCTATCGTCACAGTAAAACCATTATTAATAGATACGGGACCAGCAGTCATTCCGTTGGTATACTTAGCATCTCCATTAGCAGTTGGTCCTATCGTAATATTTTCTACAATCGTTGGTGCATTAGTTCTTATAATACTATCAGTTCCTACAGCAGGTCCACCACCAGATATTGCTGCCCATCCAGCACTACCAGTGCCATCATCTGCCTTGTATATCTCAGCAGCATCAGTATCACTATTAAATCTTATCGTTCCTACACTAACACCCGTAGGTCTCTGAGCAGCAGTACCTGCTGGTATTCTCATAACACTGTTAGTGTTTAAGAAACTTAGAGTTGTTATAATTGCTTCTGTTGCGGTGGAAATCTGATTTCCACTAATTCTTGAAATTGCCATGAGATTAGATAGGTAGTTCTAAGATGTGAACAGTATCAGATGATAGTGGTGCATCTCCAGAAGAGAATACAACGTTAGCACCGTTTGCATCAACTGTATAATTAGTTCCTGCTATTTGTGCTACACCATTTAAGAATACTAAGAGTGAATCATCAGAGTGTTTGATACCTCCACTATATGTAGTAACAGCAAACGTTAATTGAGTACCATTACCAGTGTAGGACTTAGTGATATATTTGTCTGAACCTACAACACCTCGACCAGTACCAACAAGGTCACCATCTATTCTTACAGAACCAAGTACATTAACTTTATAAGAAGAGTTAGGTGCAGTACCTAAACCAATATGTTGATTACCACTAAAGGTTTCAATATTAATTTGTCCAGTATCAGTTAAACCAAACTCTTTCCATACTTGGTTATAGTATATCCAACCAAGTGATTTACCTGGAGTCCAGTTGATATTATAAACTAAGTCACCATCAGCAGGTGTTGTATACCAAGGTATATTAGAGAAGTCTGGTAATCCAGTTGCTAACTCTGGTGCAAGTAATGTCTGCTTAATTACAGTACCATCTTGGTTGAAGTAAGATATTCTCTTAGATTGTAATTGACCTGTAAAGGTAGTTAATCCTTGGAATGTAACTGGACCTGCAAAGATTGATTCTAACTGGTTAGATGCACCACCAATTACGGTTAGTTTATCTGTTAGTACCAATTCAGAGAAGGTTTCAATCGTAGTATTTTCTTCACCAACAACGTTTAACTGTGCAACGTCTTCACTTGTGATCTGACCTGTAACTGGGTTAATAACCTGGTTACCAATGTATAGATCACCTTGAGAGTTAAGTCCTGAGTAGAACGCAACTCCTGCTTCTTCTTTAATAGACTGAGAATATCTAACTTGGTTTGCAGATAGTGTCTCAACCTGAGTCTGAGGGAACGCTGTACTGTAGTTACCTGGTCCAAAACCAAGATATTCAAACGTATGGTTACCTGATCTTAGAATTGAGTGTCGTCTAAACTCTACGTTAATCGGTGCTACAGTACCATCATTATTAGATCTAATTTGTATCTTACGGGTTTCTTCATCTCCTGCCCGTGCAGTTAATTCAACGTTAGACAATCTCTTATTAACTGAATCATAGTTAGGTGTAGTACCTGGTTGACTCCAACCAGTATCTTCTAATAAGAATTCAATTGCTTCCTTAGTAATAGATCTCTTAGGATCTAAATTAGGAGTTGGTGATGCACCATCAGTTGAATTTACCAATCCAATAGTTTGGTTATCGGCAACAGACAGAGCAGAAAGAGGGTCAGCAATGGGGTTATCTCTATCAAACGTAGGATAAACCTCATTGACGTTTTGTGAGAAGAATCTGTCATTGAAGTTAGAAGTTGAAGGTGCTATAGATGCACATAAGAAGGTAATATAATAGATACCATCCTTGACACCTCTTTCAAATGGTTGAACAACTTCAATATTATAGATGTAATAACACTTACCTAACTTATATGCAGTAGTATCAGTGTTCAATGGTTGTAATACATAACCAGAGATAGGATCTCTTGGTAATGGATTAGTCTTATCCTTATCAATTACATACCTTACACGATAAGTTCTGTCATCCAAGTCTCTTGGGTCAGGTATTCTATTAAGGAATGTAGTTGGTGTAAAGTTAACTGTATTGTAGGTAGTATTAGTAGATAGAGTAGTATATATTGTGTTATTTGTAGCATTAACAGATAGATACCAACCACCTACTGAGTTTGGTGCACCATTAATTGTATATGTTGCAGCATCATACTGAATAGGAGAACCAGCAGCACCAGCATCTAATCCAGATACACTTGGACCATAAGGTGATATACTTGCATAATGAACACTTGCAGCAGTTGCACCTTGAGCAACTAATAGACAGTTAATCTTATCTGCTATAGCAGATGAACCAGTACCATCTTGTCTTGCACCGATTGTATAACCCTGTACTCTTGTTGTTGGTGGTGATGCTTGAGTTGTATAACCATATAAGTACAATCTTGTTCCAGGAGTACCACCCTGACCTGCTAATGCAGCGTTAATTGTTTTAGTTCTTGATATATCAATGTTAACCCAGTTAACAGAAGTTTCTTCACCAAATATTACATTACCATTAATAGTTGCAGTGTTAGTACCTGTCAGAGTAACAACTCTTGTATTAGTATTAACTGAACCAACTGTTGCTCCTGTAGCAATACCTGTACCATAAACTGCTACACCTTCAATAACACCGTTGATAGATCCATCATTAGTAAGTGTAATTGTTGATGATCCATTAACACCTGTAGCAGTAGTTGAAATAACATTAAGTGCTTTAGGTGGAATGATATGAGTTATAGCACCTGCCTTATCTTTAGAGAATGCTTTTGCTTTAAATCCAGCAGACCTAAGTGCGATACTACCAAAGTTACTATTACTGTTAGTAATAGACATGTCAGCACCTCTGAATGCAGAGAAGTGTGCAAAGTATCCAACAGCGAACACAGAAACTGCCTGAATGAAAGCATCATCCGATGCTCTAATGTGCATGTGTCCCCAACCTTTACGGTATTCAGCGAAACCGTCTAAGTGAGCACCATCACCAGCAGTTGCTACATCATAGTTACCAGTTGATGCGTTATATCTAACGAATGCTCTGTCATCTTTTTGTAGTGATAGTCCAGTAAACTGTGCCACAACCATTGATTTGAAACCAGTTGCTTTAGCACCGTTTGCATGCATACCATTCATACCCCACACACTTCTTAGTGATAGGTTGAATGCGTATGGTGATGCTGAGTCAACAGTATCAATCTCAGTCTTAACCGTAATGTTAGTACCTACAGCATTTCCTGTAGGTTCACTTGCCATCTGATAAGTAAAGACGTTACCTGATGCTGAAGTGACGGTGAAAGATCCGTTATACACTGTCGCATCAACTTCGGATTGTGGTCCCGTTGACCCTGTAACACCAGATATATTAATGTTAACGCCAACAGAGAAACCGTGATCTCTTGGGTTGTCGAATTCGTCAACAGTAACTGCTGTCGCAGTTTGACCATTTCTTGTGATTTGTAAGACTCTGTATTCATCAGAAATAGGACCAACGATTCTGTTTTCTTCTACTCTTGCCTGTAATTGGTCTGTTGAAGGATCACCAGATGTATCAGGTATAGTAGCGAATGCTTTAGATACCTTCTGATAATATATGTCTAAGTCTGTTCTTGTTAGAATATTAGGAACAGCAGAATAATCTGCATTAGGTACAGTTCCGTCAGATATTAGTGATGATAAAGGATTTAAACCGTCTGCAAACTCAAAACAGGTCAATCTATGGTGGGAAAATTTTGGAGGTATAGTCTCAACACTATCGGGTTTAAAGTAGACCCCCTCTTCAATACCATCAAAGAATGAGAACTGCCAGAAGTAAGTACCACCAGTTACCTTGAAGATTGCGGTAGTAGGAGGAATTTGTGCTTCAGTGTTAATACCTTTTGCAGCATATGTTGTAGGATAAGGTATATACATTGGTCGTATCTTAGTACGACGTAAGTCTAATCCAACAACAGAACAACCTCTGGGAACGATAACGCCTCCTTCGGTTGAGTTATACTTATATAATACGTTATTTGCAGATGTTAAATCTAAGTTTGAGTTAGAGTCAATAGGTGGAACATTGGTATATAAAACTTCACCAGGTCTATTGTCTATCTGATATTCAGCAGGATATAACATGATGCTGAATGCATCAAATTCGTCATTACTTAAACCAACTCTATATGAAAATCTTGCTACTTCTAAAAAGGCACGTTGCAACGTCTTAAATGGACGCAAAGCAGAGTTACCTCTGTTGTCAATCGCATCAGAAGCATCAAAGTCGTCTGGGTTGACGTAGATAATACGTCCCGTACGGGACGTAATAATATTCTTTAACCTAGTTAGTGACATTACCTATTTACGTGCTTTTAGTTATTTATTGATGGAATCTAACCTGAACCACCGCCACCAACTGTAGCAGCAGGATCGAAGACTCTTGTAGTAAAGGATGCAGCAGTATCCTCAAAACCAATCAAACTAAAGATATTGTTTTGTGAATTACTTTCTACAACCAATCGCTCACCAGGTCCAATTACCAGAGAGGTAATCTTAATTACATTATTTGCAGCATTATCATTATTAATATAGAGATAGTTTGATGCCTCTACAGCAGCAGTTGCAACACCAACACTACTTACAGTTACCGTATTCCTTGTAGTAGAACCAACTTTCGGATTATCCCTGAAAGTATCAGTACCTGCAAAATCAGCAGAGTTAGTACCCTTGACAACATATGCAGTTGTACCGCTATAACTACGGATGTATCCATAAGGACCAGCAGTTACAGAAGATACTGTATATGTTGTACCACTATGAGTGAACTGATCTGAACCACCTGACCAATCTCCCTCAATGTCATAAACATATAATGAATCATATGAATATTCAGTTGAAGTTGTTAGTAGACGATCTGATCCACCATAGTTAGCATTAGCAGCAGTACCAGTACCACCATCATAGAAGTAATAACTTGATGATAAAGTGGAATTCGCTGAAAGATCATATTGAACATACGCACCACTGGATCCAGCAGTACCATTGGTCGTTTTACCAGTAGTATATTCAGTACCATCATCAGAGTTACCAAATGTACCATCAGGACCCCACTCACCATTAACAGTAGTAGATATATGGAAATCTCTACCACTCATTGAAGCATCAGCAACGTTGAAGCGATATGCTCTGTCACCAAATACTGTGAACGTAGTACCTAAGTAAAGGTCATATGTACCACCAGCAGTTGTAGTTGAGAAAGCAAATTCATTATTTGCTGTACCAACACCACCAGATGCAATAGTACCAGTAGCACCACCAGATGCAGTTACAGAATCACCTGCAACAAATTCTGCTCCAGATCCAGCAAGTGTTGTAGGTCCGATATAAACATTAGTTGTACCAGATCCTACTGCTGCTGCATATATTGTTGCTGTTGCTGTATTACCACCACTTCCCTTAACTATAGTCTCTCCAATTGCGGGAGTACCACTAACTGATTCTAATGTTATCTGACGAATAGCAAATGTTTTTACGAATATTTCTGTATATGGTGCAATGTAATACGATTCAAACTTAAACGACTTTTCTCCAGTCGTTGATGTTAATAATGTACTACCTGCTAATGTTGCAGCAGCAGGTACAGGAGTGTTAAGATTTACCCTATATCCTGAAACTATATCACCTTTATGTAATGCATAAGTTGATGCATCTAAAGTTAATTTTTGATCATAATCTTTAAGAGCGAGATCCCATTGGGATGCCGATCCATCGTTTGCAATATTTAATATAGCACTTGCGGAAGCGTCAATAGGTGCAGCATACAGGACTGTGTTCGTCGTACCTGCAGGTTTCGCTTGTGCTAAGAGTCCTTGATCTGCCATTGTTAATTAGAATCCAGCGTAAAAGAATTGTTGTTGTCTTGTTAACCCAGTAAGGTTGTTTGCTCCAATACCAGCACCAAATGTAACATCTTCAAGAGTTACGTTTTCAGTAGACAATAGTGTAGCATCAGCATCTGGGAACTTAATAGTTCGAGGACCAGTGATCCCTTCAGCAGAAAGAACAACTGATGCAGCGACATTAGTTGAATCTTTCAACGACATGTTATACATTGATTTATAGTATAACCCTTGGTCGCCTCTTTCAGTAACTATTACGTTATGGTTACCAGATCTATTTAGGTTATTGGTTGGAGGAACCTGAAAACTCTCATTAGATAATGTGTTCTGATTACTTACATCAAATGTAATCTTTTTAGTTACATCAGTTGTATCTGCAAGTTGTAATGCCTTGATACTTTTGTTACTCATAATCTGAGTAGTATCTTCCATTACAACAGTACCACTCTGATCAGGCATTGTTATAATCCTGTTAGAGGTTACTGCATCAGTATTCCACTGAACAGATGCTGTTGCAGACTCTGCGTTAGCAGCAAGTTTCAAATTAACGAAAGTCTTGCTTAATGCAGTTTGTTCTGCCTTAGTATCAAGTAAAGTAGATGATGTAGCAGTTGGTTCAGAAGTTGTAGTTACTGATCCAGCATCAGGTAAGAAATAAGAACGACGAGCACCTGAAGTAGTTGCCCAGTTAATCTGGAAAATTGCTTCTTCAGTCCCGTCAACGATAACAAAGTTATTCTCATTAATAAGAATAGTTTTGTTAGTCAATGTTTGTTGTGTATCAGCACCAACAAGTGTAGTACCGTTACCAGAGGTAATAGCAGGTAATGTCATGATTCTGGTATTAGTACCAGTACCAACATTACTTACTTCAAATCTTGCTTTTGGTCCTTGTGCATCTTCCAATATGAAAGATCCATCTTCCATCAAGAATTGTCCCGTTACTTTAACAGCACCCGTACCTTTCGGTGCGAGAACAATATCAGTATTGGTTGCAACGTCATCTTGTGCAGTAATGTATAATGATGTGCTACTGTTACCGTTATCAATACGAGAACAATAGAAACCACCATCACCAAATGCGATACCCAATTGATCGTATGCTGTTTGATAGAAACCAGTGTCTCTGTCCAAATCAAAAGCTATACCTGGTGCTGCTTTTGTACCTTGCGATACTCCTCTAAACAACTGATTAACTTTTGCTTTTCTATTAGGAATCAATGGGTCAGACACCACAACAGGAAGAATCGCTTCTCCCGACAGGTTAGCGTCCGAAATCGTTTCCAGTTGTGAAATCTTCTTAGTTGCCACGAATCATCATACGTTTTCCTACAGATCTATTTATACTGATACTACCTGTGTTACTTCAGGAAATCTTTCTTTAACTAAACGTTCGATACCCATAGTCATAGTCTGAGCACTCATAGAACATCCTGCACATGCACCCAACAATCTCACCATTACAATTGGTCCCTCTTTAAGGTAATCTATTGCAACATATTCAAGGTATCCTCCATCTGCTTCAATGAAAGGACGTATCTCGTTAAGTACGTTGTTAACGTTTAAATCATTTAGTTCCATAATCTTTTTAATTGTCTTACATCAGTAACACCAAACTGTGCCTTACATACATTCTCTGCATCTTCTCTAAGATTAGATACAGACAAAAATTCTACCTTCTGTAACCTATTAGAAGGTAATAAAATGTATGCTTCCCATCTAATAGGTTTCATGGAGTACAGAATAGTATGTTGTTTATATAATTATTTGCCCAGTCTTTATCAAACCAATTAGAAAGAACTGCTAATGTCTTAGGATTCTTTCTCTGTTGTACAGAGTATCTAATTTGGTCTGCCATCCTTTGTGCTGTTGTTAATGGTGATCCTTGTTGTGCAACCTTAACAGCATCACAGTATATAATAAGGTATTCCATTAAAACATCAAGGAATTTTCTTTGTTCCTCAACCTGTCTTATACGTTGAAATTTCATATAAGGTGAAAATATATCACCCCATTCTGGTAAAGGACGAGGTTCATTAAAATTAAATACATCACAAATAGGTTTTACCCTTTCATAGATGTAATTTGATCCACTAATAGGAGATATATCAACTATTGCAGCAGTAACCATTGACGGTGTAGCAATAATATCACATCCAAATATAGGAAGAACGTACTTAGGATCTGGAAAGTATACACAATGTAATACATCCAGTTTTCCTGCCTTAGCAACTTCTAAATGAATCTTGCGAAGACCAGTACATTTCCTCATCTCATTAGAAATGTAAAGATCCTCCTTAGTTAACTCAGGGAAGTCATTATCTAAACATTCTATATTAGGTAAGTCATTCCAAGAGGTGCGAATTACCTTTGCCAAATCATCAACAATAGTCACTATAGTATTATTGCTCCAATAACGAATCCTTTTGCAAATGCAAGACAAAGCATTTGATAGTCTGTGAGTGAAAATTTATCTTGGATTTTTTTTGCGACTTTTTTGTCCCACTCTTTAACATTATATACTGCTTGTTTAATTTTTTTCATTTTGTCTCCTTATGTTTTATATCATATTCGATAATAATTTTTTTAGAAGACCTACCAATACTATTGAGTGTATTGGTTCTTTCGCAGGTACCACCAAGTAGGGATGCTATTTGCAAACACTCGGATACTAATTCACCCTCATCCATGAGAGTGAATCTATCTTCTTCACTGGTCACCTTTCGCCTCACGCATACTCTGATGTAATCTATCTAGTGCTTTTCGCACTTCATCAGTCTCTTCCCATTCCCAAGTTTCTTCACGCCCCTTCTTGTCTATCTTCTTTAGTTGTTTCTTCGTCATGGAGTTTCTTCTCCTGCTTGATACGTCTCTTAATCATCTTAGCATACTTAACATCATCTGTCGAGTACCATTCTGGATGTTCTTTAGCCCTCTTGATAATTAACTTCGCTGCCTTCTTGTCCTTCATTAAGGTTTTGTACCTTTTCTTTACTTCTGAAGTAAGTATTTATAACATCAATTTGATCCTGATACTTAGCGATCATGTTGATCTCTTCTTCAATCGCTTCCACCACATTAGAGTGTTCACCAATACCTGCAGGATTGGTTAAATAAACTTCTACGTTTGCTCTATGCTTTGCAATGTCACCTTGAGCATGTGCTAATAATGCATTAATTAATTGTTTTCTCATTAGTATAAATTCTCCTCTTGTTCAGTTAATAATGTAACATCTGAAGTAGGTTGTGCTACACATGTTAGCACATATCCTTCTTCTAATTGATCGTCATCCAAAAAGGATTGCTCTTCTTGATCTACTGTTCCTTCTACAATCTTCATAGCACATGATGAACATGCACCAGCACGACAAGATGAAGGATGATCTAAACCTGCTTCTTCTAATGCTTCTAAAATAAAAGTATCTTCATCACATTCAAATGTTTCCTTAGATCCGTCAGGGGATTGAAGAGTAATCGTTGCCATAGTAGTAAATTCTCAACCGTATTATATATCACACTTATTGCGAATAAATGATACACTATTGAGAATGGATCTCATCTACTCTTGCAACAAACTTCCAGTTCGAGTTCTTGCTGCAACAAACATATTCTCTATCTCAAGAACATAGTTGCTATTAATAAGGACACGCTTTGTTTCCGTTACTTCTTCCGAATAAAATTTCGGAGGTTGAGGGTCATGTAGGTTATCTCCAGACATCTTTGTATTGTTTTGAATTCTACATAGTATTTTATATGGAAATCCTAACAAATGACGTTTATTTTATAATATCTTTCGTTTTATGCAACGTTGCGTAATTTCTTTAAAAATCTCTTATTACGCTTCTTAATTTGACGCAAACGAGCAGACGCAAGACGAGATTTAATATTTCGTCCCTGCTTCCTAGGAGTTTCATGGCGTTTAAGACGCATCGGTCTGCCTGTTTACTATGGTGAGTATAGGATATTTATGCTACTTTGTCAACTTTTGCTTCTTCTGGAGTAGACTCCATAAATTCTTTCTTAAACTCTTCCACCTGTGAAATTACCTCTTGATCTATTGGAGGTCCATGTTGTAAAAGAGGTGATAATAGTACTGTACATCCATCTGGACGCTTAATTCTCCATACAGTACGATTCCTTTCACACATGGTAATGAGAAAGGGTAAGTTACTTTGTGCTTCTTCTTCGGTTATATCTTGTATATCGGTCATTGGATAACTGCCTCCTCGACAATATAGGTAACCTCCACACCGTAAGGAAGTACCTGCTTGATTAATTCTACTGTCTCAGCAAATCCCTGAGATCCTTCATCATCCCATTTCCAATTAATGATCTTATTGTCACCTTCATCCGAGATCAGAGTAATCTGTCTCTTAGCAAAATTAACAATGACTTCTTCAAGAGCTTCGTCATCCATAGGAACCTCGTTTATATACTCATCATACCACAAGTCGATCAGGATGTCAACCTAATTCAAGAAGATAGTTGCAGCAGTCAGTTTCATAACTGCCCCTGCAGTTAGATTCATAGCAGCACCCGCTTTTATAGACGCTGCTGCAGATGCTTGCATGTAAATTAATCCAGCAGCAACATTAACATTATATGCACCTGTAAGTACATTCATATTATATCCAGTAACACCACATGTGGCAGAAATTGGTCCAGAAGGATTCCTTATAACATGCCTTGGAATAGCATCAGTTGCAGATCCAGCAGGAAGCATTGTTGTAACATCAGATCCTCCAATAAATCTTCTAATACCAGATACAGCAGCAGGTCCCATTGGAGGGAAGTTAATCATCTCATAAAGACTAGTTGCAAACAATTCAATAGAGTTGTCACCAGCAATCAATATTTCTCCACCAGCATATTTCTGTACTGTTGAGGAACATTCCATTGAACTACCAGTGATCTTAGTAGACTGTGAACCAATATCAAGTTCTGCTCCTTGGAAGGTTATCTTAGCACCTGCGGAAGCAATATCTACATCAGAACCAAAGTTGATTGTATGCTTTTGAATCTTAGTATTCTTCTTATCACCTTTTCTATCAACTGACTTAGGTGCACCCTGAGCATTCATAAAGAAACCACCACCAACATCCAAATGACAATCACCAGTAACTTTAAGGAAATAGTCACCATGAACTGTTTCTACCTTATCCTTCTCAATGTTTATACAATCATCACCTTTAACATCCTGTGTACGATTACCTGCCCAAGTAATATGGTCAGCAACTAAGTTACCTCTATCACCTGAATTAGTCTTACCATTAGTTTTAGTATATGCTTCTTTAGTTTTCTTAATTAATGAATTTCTTACAGCAGTAGTCAGTCTTTCACCTATCTTCTCCTCTTCCTCTCTAATCTTTTTCTTTGCTGCTGCTTCTGCTCTCTTACTGTTATTACTATTAACAGAGAAGTGAGTTGAACCACTAGCTAGTCTCTTCTGAGTAATCTGACCACCTGGATTACCTATGTGTAAATCATAAGCACCATCTAAGAAAGTTTTTGCAGCAGTTAGATAAGGATCTGCCTCTTTTATAAGAGTATCAAAAAGACTACCACTCTCTTTAGCCTTACCACCACTACATGATGGTCTACCACCACCTTTTATATTATCAATATTTGCTAATTCTTCTGGTGTACAATGTGTTACACCTAATAATGGATACCAACCAACAGTATCATTACCACCATCAGGTTTTCTTCCACAATCACTTGCAAGGAATCCAATAATCATTGAAATGATTCCTGTTATACTTGCTTTACCATTCTTAATAAGGTCAAACCCTTCAGCAAATATTTCAGAACCTTTTTGCCATGTATCAATAATCTCCTTTGCTTTACCTACACTATCAACAATACCCTTAACCTTATTAACAACACTAAGAATGCTATCGATCATTGACTGAACGTTACATACAATACTATCAATAGTATCTTGAACGCTTTGTACAACAAATGCTACCTTATCAATTACACCCTGAAGCATAGAATTCAACTTCTCTTGAATCATTGCCATAGGATCTGCTATCCAAGACAAGATATTAGAGTCAAGCATACACAAAGCTTTTAGTATCATTTGTACTGCTGTCTTAATGATACCGAATATCACCATCGGTGCACCAGTCTTCGACCCAAGAATACTCACAAGTTTTAGTTGATCTGCCAGATTAGCTAATGCCTGACGCATTGCAGATACAACTTGAGCAAATATAGCACCCAAGAAATTCTGAATCTTAACTGTAAGTTCCTTTGCTTGTACTAATTTACCACTAACAACATCAATAAAATCACCATCCTCACCCTTAATTAAAGTACCAGCACTATCAGCAAGATCTTCTACAAGATAATTTAACTGATACTCCATCGTCTTCCAAGGTCCACCTACACCATTAGCAGCAGGTCTTGGTTGTGATGATAATTTTGGTGCTATGTTACCCAGACCTTTATTGGATATATTGTTAGGACTCGCAGGACCATTAGGTTCTGCTTCATTAAAATCAATATTGACACTACTATTACTATCACCCTTATGATAACCTTCTGCTTCAGTTTCTGCTAAGGACTCATTTGGAAATAATGGATGTGTTGCAGCAGGAGTAGGTGCAATTCCTGGTTCCATCCTCTTACCAGTAAAGGCAAATTTCTTATCTGTCTTAGTCTTATCAGACTTCTGAACTCTTAATACACCAATGACAATAGGCATTTGAGCACTATCACCATCCATAAAAAATCCCATGACAATAGCACCTGGTTGTAATTGACCAGATGATTCACCTTGCTTATCATTACCCGCTTGTGCGGTATGTTGCATTACAGTAGCCCAAGGAAGATACTTAGTAGGAAGATCTGCTGTAGTACCACCTCGTACGTTGGTATAATATCCCAACACACGACACTTAACCCTACCTAACTTCATAGGATCTTCGTGGTCTTCTACTTCACCAACCCACCAGTAAAATCCGTCCTTTCCAACGAAATTAATCGACGGTTCTGAGGTTATGCCATCAATGGTGTCAATTGCCATATTATTATTGTACCTTATGTTTTATTTATGTGACACGAACAAACTTGTATGTTCCATCATCACCCCAAAGGACATTGCCCTCAGAATCTGTTGACTTATCCTTAGTGAATAGTTTATTACCATAAAGATGTAATTCAGCATGGACATTAGTTTCTTCTCCATCCTGATCTATTTTACTATCAAATGATCCAGTCCATTTAGTACCATCCCACCCCAGTCTCATATCACAATTATCAAGTCTTTTCCAATTAGTATATGTTCCACCGTGATGTTCAAGAACTACTTCTACGTCAGATACTATTACTAGTTTCTTCTGTACCTCAAGATAAGGATCAGGTTCATCTCTATAATGATACGCAGCATGATATAATCCCAATCCTCTACCAGGTTTCCTTGTCCAATGTAAAGTTACCTGTCTAAACCCAGTAGGATTTGACTGTGCCTGAGATTTATTACTCCAAGTGCCCAGAAGAAATGCTTGAAAATATTCACTCATACCATTTTACTCACTCTCTGATCAAAATCATACATTATGTTGATTGACATTATATATCTATCTTCATCAGAATGATTGGTCTCTGTCTTATGCTTTAACCAACCAGGAAATAATAACACATCATTAGTCTCTACATCAACAGTATGCCACTTTAATCCAAGACTATCATAGTTACCATGCATAGGTTCAGCACACTTGTATATCTGCATTGGATTTTCTATCAATAAATTTCCACCTTTAGGTGGTACATTTAGATAGCATGATACAGCAACAATAGCTCTATTGTGCATGTGTTCTGCAGTCCATCCTCCTTTGGGATGTACATTAACCCATGACTCTGAAATATAATTCTTTACTCTTGGTTCAAGTCTCCAAGTTTCCCATATCTCTCCAATACGAGACGGCAACCACCCCTGCACAAAATCTCGGAACTCTGTCCAAGTGTGAGGAGGATGGTATTGAGTACCCATAAGAACAACACTAGTCTCCGCACCATCTCTCATAAGAGGTTGCGGGACATTATATTGTGTTGTAATATCCTTTGCTATCTTAAGATTATCGACTATCTTCTGCTTATTCTTTTGAAATTCAAAATCATACTTCCCTTTAAAGATATAGGGAGCAGGATTAACATAATCTAACATAAACTTCAATCATCATAAACTAAACATTCTGGTTCGTCTGGATTCTGGTCGCAGAATAGTTCTAAGCAGTTAGGATCATGATGATCTCCTGCTACGATCTCGTCATGATGATGCTCTTCATACTCAATAAGATCATGCAATTCTTCTTTTATATGCCTACGTGCTGCAGGATTGAGTTGAGGATCATCAAGGAGCTCTTTATCGTGCTCAATATGTTGTTCGATTGTTGTCATAGTTTTCTCCAACTATACCATAATATTTAGGTCAATCAACTACTGAATCAGGTTTTCCATATATTGTATCCTTAACAAGGAGCATTTTAGTGACGTACCGTAGATTCATGTCTTGTGACTCATGTGCTAATGAAGCTATAATATAGCGTCCGCTATACTTTTTGTCAACCGCAATAGTATCACCAACTTTACCTGTTGCAGGAATAGTAACATAAACACCATAACCTACATATAGATCCAGATTACCAGGTACAGTAATCTCTAATCTAATATTCTTCAAAGATTCAATACGCATCCATTGATATGCTTGCAACTCAACGAGTTGTTCATAATTCTTTTGAGGATTCTTCTTAAACTTAGGATCAAATATCTGATTAGGTAATGCAGTATACCGTATTCTCTTAGGATAGTCAAGCAAATTCCGAATACCTTTATCCATTAGAATCATTGGATTCTGATCTTTAGTAGTTCCAAGGTGAGACATCTTTGGCCATATCTCTTTATTACTATACCTATAGGTATCAGCAGATATATCCTGACTAACATCAGTTCCTACCTTAGAGTTACCAAGTGTAGTTGGATCAAAACCTATACTATATCCAGACCAAGTACCATGCCTTAATCCCATAAGATAACTTCTTTCATCAGGAAAAACAACAGATTTAATTTTCCATTGATCTTGATCACCATCATCTATACTCTTAGGAACATATTCATAAACATGTAGTTGTGCATCACCAGTAGAAAAATTAGTCTCTGCCTCTGCAGATTGATCGTTAACCTTCTCAATCATACCATCTATAGACTTAAAATGATATCCCAAGGCATTTTCAAAGAACGCATATGCATTCTGCAATGTCCCACCTTTCTTTGCCTTACGAATAGTACGCTGACCTATCCAATAGATAAGATCAAATGGTCTCCAGTTTGATGCTATAAATTGATGATTATTAATAGACTCATTTTCATCAGTAAATACTTTCTTCTTTGAGTAAATATAATCTTTACCTGTCAATAACTTTTTAACAATAGCCTCTGCCTTAGTACCAGTTTGTGTAGCTAAGTATGCTGTCTTTTTACTTAAATCCTTTCTCTTACCAAAAATTACTTCACTATGACCAAATATATTAACAGTCTCATTCTTTAAAAATTCATCAGTAGTAGCCTGAACTATAAAGATATCAGACAATTGGTTAGATCGTGAACGATCTTGTATATCATAAGTTCTAAAGAAATAACTCCTATCTAACATTTGACTTCTAATATCCAACCTCCACATCTCAGATCCTGTCAAAACAGCTTGAAGACCTAATGAATCTCTAATAGCAAAACTTGCTTGAATAGCACCATGAGTAATACTTGTATATACTTCCCAACCACCTAAAAATTCATTAAAATTCCAATTACCATCAACTTCAACACGCTTACCATCCCTATAAATTGAGAGGGCAAGTTCAACTTCACCTACCTGATTAGGTTTAAGAGACCCTCTTCTATTCTGAACAGCACTACTCATGAGAATAAACCTTTCAAAGGATTACTAAAAGAATTTAGCATACTAACTGCTGTGCCCCATATACCACGATTACCAGCACTTCCACCTCCTCTTGATCTTCCACCACCACCTCCACCAACTATTCTTGGTTGATTTGCACTAGCAAGAACTGTCTGAGCCTGAGCATTAGCTTGTTGTGCCCAACTACGACTCTGTGAATTTTGTTTTTCAACTGCTGCTAATGCTTCTTGGACAATTGCTAATGTCCTCTTATTCATTTGCATCCTTGCTTTATTTCTTTCTTCTGATGCTTTCTTAATTCCTCTAGCATCAGATGTTCTATTAATAGTAACACTTGGTTGACCTGTTTTCCCCCTTGGTAAATTAGGAACAGTATTATTATTCATTGAGTCAATTTGTCCATCATTTTCCCTTCCACTAATGTTAGCAGGATTATAAGTAGCACCTGGAGAAGAAGCATACCTTCTATTACTTGTTTCAGTTCCTATTAAATCTGTTGCAGATTTATTACCAGCAGTATTAAATATATGGTTACCAAACTTAGTCCTATTAACATTCTGGGATGGATCATCCTTAGCACTAACACCTCTAAACCCAGTAGAAGCGAGTAATTTATTGATTGTAGTATCATCATACCCTGCTGCTCTAAGTTGATTCCTAAACCTTTCTGTATTCAATGCTAAATCTATAGCTTTTTGTGCAGAAGCAAGTTGTCCAGCGGACCATTTGTTATTAATAGAACCATCTCTAGTTGGTTGATATTGATTATCTCCATAAATGATATCTGTAAGACTTTGCCCTGCTGACATAAACAAACCTGGATTACCACCCTGTCTAATAAGTGCTTGTCTCTGTAGAACAGATCTTGCTACTAATGCCATTCCAGTCACACCCTCACCTCTTGCCTCAGCAAGTACTAAACTTCTAAGAAGATTCAATTCATTATTAGACATCATTCGTCCATCATATCCTTCTGCCTTTCTCTTTCCTGGATTCTGCATAAAATTACGCATCATCTGACGTAATCTATCACCACCAGACCCATCAGGATCATTTTTCTTTAACTTAAATAAATCCCAAACTTCACCAGTACCACCCCAAGCAACAGGACCACGAGCACCTGCAGCTTCTGCTTCTGTCATTACATTCTTACGTGTAACATCCTTTCCTTCCATTCCCCAACCCATACCAACTTTTGCTGCCTCTTGCATCATACCAATTAATTGAGAAGATGTAGGAGGAAATTCTTCCCAACCTTTACCACCCATAGCAGCAATACCAAGAGCTATATTACTAGATCTACCTCGTTTCGCTACATCACCATAGTCTATATTCTGTGTCCTCTTACCACTACCTCCAAATACCGTATGATACCTACCCTTAGTATTAGAATAGTCACCACCAGTCCAACCCAATGTTAATGTTTTATTACCATCCTTCTTATTATTAGCTAATAATCCACCAGCATCACGTTCGAGTCCACCTAAATGGTAACCCATCCTCTTAGCTTCATCAAGACGATTCATCAAAAGATTAGGATTATTTCTTGTAGCCTTAGTATCAAAAGGAACAATGTATGCTGAACCGTCACTCTTTCCTCTTGCTACGTACTCAGTACCATGTCCGATAAAATCGATATTGGATCCATCAAGACTAACAGGATATCCAGACTGAGGTCCACTTATCCATCCTCCTTGAGAGAAATTATTTAAAAATCTACCAAATGCTTTTTTCTGAGTTCTCTGATCTTCAGGAACTCCCATTTGGATTTCATGAATCTGCTTTTTAAGATTTAAAATTTCACGATTAGTCCTAAGATTATTAAGATTGAAGGTATTCCCTATTAATGACCATAAACTTTGATCCTTTACTGAATCTGAAAGTTCCTCAATTTTTTCATTTAACTTATTAACAGTCTCTAAATCTTTTTCACTAATCTGTCCTGTTTCTACTTTATAGTCAAATCCTTCTAAGTTTTTTTCATCAGCACCAGGTATCTTTCTACCTTTCCACTTACCTTCTCCTTTTAATCTGTCTATCTGATTATTAATTTCAGAGATCTCATTATTGAGATCCATCCTTCTCCATAATTCATGCCAACCAAGTTTATCACGTTCCGCAATTTTCTTTGCTTTCTCCTCTTCCAGTTGCTTTATAGTATTCATTAAACCAACTGCTTCCACATTTTCATCTACTTTATTGGTAGAACTAGACTTAGCCATCCAAGGGAATAACTCAGTTAACCAACCACCAGCAGTGAATAATAGTCCAGCAGTAAATAAGAATCCAATAGGACTAGCTGCCAAGGCTGCAAAATCTTTTGCTGCAGCAACAAGACCAGTCTTAACAAACTTTCCTATCGCTACTAACTCTGCCTTAGACTTTGCAATTCTAAAAGGATTCAACCACATCATTGGCACTGCCAACGTTGCCCATCCTACTAAAAATTGTGCAAGTCCACCCAACCTTTCCATCCAAGTGGCATCATCTCGAAGCATATTATACAGACCATCAAGAGCATTAGTGACACCAAACTTAGCCCAACCAGCAATTGCTTTAAAGACATGTCCTAATGCTACAAGAAATGTTTCAACCTTTTTCTGATTATTAGGATCAGCAAGCCATTTCATTATCGGAAGGACAACAAAAAGTCCTAATAAACCTCCAAGTAAATTAAGTAAAGACTCTAAGAATCCAGGTATCCTACCCTTCTTTATCTTGTTCAGAAAACTGAACATACTTTTCCTCTTTTTAGGAACAGTATAATCAGGTTTAAATTTTACTCTATTCTTTCTCTCTTGTTCTAACCTTGCAAGGTTAGTCTTCTTAATATCAACTACAACACCTGCAATAGAATTAACCGTCTTACCAAGATTATTGACTGCAGCAACATTAGACACCATAGTCCTAACCATAGGATTAGACTTGGTTGAAGTAGCACCCGAAGGTACAAACTTATACAGATCAATTTTAGAACTTTTCTTTACAGTTGCCATTAATGATTACAGCTCCACAAGGTTATTTATTATCGATTCATCAGACGTTGAGCAGCATCATATACTATAACTGCCTTTTCCTTAACTTCAGGAGCAATAACAATTTGATCCTGTAATATTGGCATGATGATTGGCATAATTTCTATTGGTTCTTCAGATAGAGCAACAGATTTAGCTCGTTCATATAGACTCTTACCTTTATCAATTGCTCCAAGTGTTTCAGGACTAACTCCCAACTCACCTGCAAGTTCTTTCAATCCAGTATATTGATCACCACCACCAAGTAATCCCATTGCAGACTTATATATTCCTCCCAATCCTTGTCTATCTGCAAGTTTACCTATTGCTTGAGTAGGAGAGAATTGACCTGAGAATATATCACTTATACCAGGAAGATTGGTAAATCCAGGTATACTTGCTGCAAAGTTTGACAGACCAGGGAACATATTACCAAGACCACCAAGATGATGCTGTTGCATCCAATCACCAAACTGTGCCATACGACCACCTTCACCAAAGAATCCCCCTTCACCAAAGAGTCCTCCTGGTTTAGTCATACCAGTCATATGACCAAGTTGACTTATAGTACCACCCCATCCTTGACCAGTCAGTCCACCATAAACACTCTTACCCAATTTACCAATATCCGTCTGCATGAAATTATTAAATCCAGACGAGATACCACTAACCCAGTTAGAGACACCACTATAAGCATTAGCAACTCCTTGACCAAAACTACTCATACGCAAGTTCATTAACCAATTTGGTGTGTTTACTACAGACTGAGCAGTAGAACCAATAGCAGCAAAGTTACCTAAACCACCTGCAATACCACTAACTGCTTGCATAATGTTGCCATTAGCAATTCCCTGAACACCATTGACAATAGCCATTGGTATTTGCATACCAGGAATGAATGATAATGCCGTGTTTACTATAGGATTACTTGCTACCTTACCAACAGTTTCAACAACACCACTAACTGCCTTACTAACACCATTAAATACACCACTAGCAACTTTCTTTACACCTTTCCATATTCTACCAAAGATAAACCCTGGTAACTTATGTAATCCACCTTTACCCCAAAGTTTCCACCAAGGTTTTTTCTTTGTTTCCTTCTTCTTCTCAACAACTTTTGTATCCTTCTTTTTAAAGAGGTTACTAAACCAATTACCACTAGATTTCTTCTTAACAGGAGGTGGATCCTTCTTCTTCTCTTCTTTAGGTTTAAAGAGATTTGTAAACCAATTACCACTACTACTATCGTGCTTCTTCTCCTTCTTCTCAATTATAGGAGGTACTTTTTTATTATCTAACTTACCCTTCTGTTTTATAGCATACTCAAGATCATGCTCAAGCATTTCAAGTCTTCTATCATCCCGATAGTTCTTACTACCAGAAGTAAATCCTAAATGCCACCACGGAGGTTTTGATTTACCTAGTTCAAGTTCTACCTTCTTCCTACGATCATTGATAACAGCTTCAACACCATGTTTCTGTATCTGATCTCTAACTATCTTCTCACCAAGTCTATCAAAACCCCACTTAACACCAGCATCAACAGTCATATCAGCGAGAATACCAATACCTAATGAAGCACCACCTTTTGCAACACCCTTACTAACAGAACTTGCTCTCTTCCAAGTCAATGGATTTTTAAGAACGTTCTTTCCTTTAGTTAAGGTAGACTTGAAAAGATTAGTTAAATTTGCTTTAGGTTTTGCTTTAAAAAGCTTTACCTGGTTCTTTGTTGTCTTCCAAAGTTTATCCCACTGTCTCTTCGCACCATCCTTTAACCATTTATTACCTTCTTGCCAGAATTTCCGTTTTGTTTTTATCTTAAGATTTGAACTACCTTCAACACTTGGAGCTCTACCTCTTGTTGCCCCAAACTTACCATCTTTAAGTTTAAGATTTCTTGGTTTAATACCCTTTGAGGATTTCTGACTCTTTAACCTTTGCTTATTCGCACTTGTCTTCGACTTACTACTATCAGCACTAGAACCTGCACTAATTCCTTTTGCATTTGGTTTACTCTTAAGAATAGTAGTAACATTCTTAAGGAACCAACCAATAGATCCTGATATAAACGCTAAGGAAGATAATGGATTGAATATCATTTGCAGCACTGCTGCTGCTTGGACCAGATCCCATAATCCTGAGATTCTGTCTCCTATGGTACTTTCTTTCCCTAATAACTTAGCATAACCACCAATTATCTTCTTCCCTACTAACCAATTAAAGAAATCATAAAACTTCTTAGTAACAAAATGAAGTTTATGTAAAAATACCTCTAATTTCTTTTGATTCTCTTCATCAGCACACCAATCCAACATCGCCTTGATGACTGGAATTGTACTTAATCTTATGAAGAATTCAAAAATGGGCATCATTGCTTGTGCCCAAAGTGGAAGTGCATTCTTTAATGCACCTCCAACCTTAGACCTACCCAACATCTTCCGCATTCTTGACTTACTGACCTTCCCCTTCTCGGCTTTGCTAAGGTCGTTTATCTCTGCATCTTCTTCTGCCTGTTGGTCTCTCTCAAATTGTGCTCTTTTACGTGCCTGTTTATCTTGAAATCTATCTTCTTTAAGACGTAATATCTCAATATTTTCAATATCTTTAATGACATTACCCATACCAGTCAGGGTTTTGCCAAGACGATTATATCCTAAGACTAATTTTCTAGCTACAAGGGATCCATCACTGGCATTATCTTGTGCCATGCCAGGATTGATAAACTTGTATGCTTCGATCTTAGCCATTTTGTCGTGCTTGTTGCTCTTTTGCTCTTCGCTCTTCCTCTTTAAGGAATTGCATCAACAAATTCACGTATATTTCCTTTTCAAAAGGAATCATATTATCGACATAATCTAACTGCCACTTATGATGATGCATTAAAGCGAAATTACCTTCATAATAAGCTTGTAAATTGGTATGAAGTAGAGCTATGCGAAAAAACTCGCTAGTCCCTCCAATGTTACATCACTTTCAACACCTGTTTTAGGGTTCTTAACCTTAACAGTATGTGATAGTTTAGGCATAGTTTCAAAGAAGTCTTGAACAGCCATAAACTGCTTACTACTTAAGTTTTCAAAGAATTCAATAATTTCAGACTTAGGCATATCAGTACAATCATATACCTGTTCTGGATCAGTGATAGTTTTTACACAATCTGCTGCCATTTCAAATACTTGATCAGCACCAAAGGAATCATCATCCCCAATGAAATTCATTTCAACGAAAGTTGCCATACTGGGATATTGCATCTCCATGACAATCTCATCAGATAATCTAACCTCTGTCTTATGCTTTTTATTCTTTTGAATTTTAATATCAGCCAAAGGTATCTTAACAGGAACTTGAGTCTCATTATCATCGGGACAAGTTAGACTGAGTTCAACACTCTCTCCAACAGATTTTCCACGAATTTGAAGAAACAAATATTCAATATCAAAAGTTGCCAAATCATCCACTGTTGTTAAATCAGTGCAATTTGTAATAATATCTTTAATAGCAGTAACCAAATCTGACTGTTCACCAGTTTCGGTTGCTAAAAGAAGCAACTTTTCTTCTTTTACAAGAAAAGGTCTATAATTTACTACCTGTCCAGTAGACGGTAGTTTCATTTTGTACTTCGGTACGTTTAATTTAGGTAATGCCATAGGTATTCAATTCAGTATAATTATTTATCAAGCCATATTAGAGGAATTTGTAAAGAAGTCACCAACATATACTGTTCCGTAATTATCAATAAAGTTATTAATACTTGCCGTACCAGCTCCATCCCAGTAACTACTATTGGGAATTTCAACCCATTGTCTAACATCGGGCTCCTCAAATCTAACTTCAGGATAGAATCTATATCGTTCATAATAGAATGATACACCAATAGTCATTAGAGATGAAGAAGAGTTATTTAACTGAGCACTACCAATATTATATGGATAACAATTTCTCAACTCCCACATGGCAGTAACCTTATTCATCCTTCCAAAATCATTAAAAAATTTCTTATCAATATCATCCTGATGTCCTGAACCAACTCCCCATGCACCAACCTTCTCACCACCACCTCTTTCATACTTGTAAATTCTTATATGAGGTGAAACATAATTATTATAAAATTCTGTATATTGATTAGCATCATTAGCTATTTTACTAACCCATCGTTCAAAGAACAACCTTGTTAGTTGTGATTCTGGCATTACGAAGTTAACTTGGAACTGACTAAATGCAGATCCTGTAGCATATTTAACAGGAGATCCCACATTAATAGCCTGACCAGAAGTAACTTGCTTACTTGGAAGACTTACACTCGCTGCATAGAAATCCAAAAGTTTTTCTAAATCACCAGTCTCTGCCTGTAAATCAGCACCTTGATGTGGTCCCATCCCTCTAGAGAAGATAGGAGGTGAAGCAAACCTAAGAGAAAATAGATTAGTATAACTCGGAGTATTATCTTCACCACGCATGAAAGCCTGAAACTCCTGTAAGGAGTTATATCGTGCATATTGCCAATGAGGTGCTTGTGCCATTAGATCCTAAGTTCTTTTTCTGTAATTAACATAAATTCCATTCCATAATCTTTACAAAACTCAGTTGCTGCTTTCCACTTTGCTTGATTAACACCCCAAGTGAAAACTTCATTAATATATGATTTAGTCATTCTTTTTTGAGTTTTGGGTTCTTTAGTTTGCCTAAAAGGTTTAACTTCAACGATATATTTCTTACCTCTCACCTTTACATAAAAATCAGGGTAATATCTATGTCGTTTACCATCAACAGGACTGATATAAGGAATAGCAATCTCTTCACTACCCCATTCCTCTACTACTGAGCGAGAATCACACCATTGCATAAATTTATACTCCCAAGACGACCTAAAAACTACATTGCGGGAATCCCCTTTGTACTTAGAGGGTAATCTAAGGCGATACTTACCTTGTAAATATCTTTTTTTTCGCATAAATAAGTATAGGTCACATAGTATTTAGTTAAAAAGTGTCAGGTAA